GTTTGACGGCGTGTTCTGATCGTGTCGGTTGCAATGTTGTTACCGTCACTTGATTCGAGACGCCACTCCGAACCCGCTGTGCCAATCAGAGCGCCGTCTTTGCCTTGTGCGGCCCAAAGGATCGAATTGACCTGACCATCTGTTAGACGGCTGTAAATGGCGTCTGTATCAACAACAGGATCACTGATACCGAAATCCTCAAATCCCTGTGTCTGTGACAGCCAATATCTATTCGGATCGTCTGAATGTGCGAAGAATCCGAGGCGTTCGTAAAGGAATGAGATAGCAACCGGAAACCCGCGATAATCGGACCAGGCCCCTTCCTGATAAGCAGATGAAGCAGTAGTACCGCCTAGGGTTTGAATAACGTCTGCCGTGACAGATGTTGCACTAGAGTACGATGCAATCTGGACGTATCCCCAGGTTGACCCGTGTTTGATTCTCCATAGTGCGCCAACGTGACCTGCATCGAACAAAGCAGCAGATGCAGTTAGTGTGATGGCGGTGCCAGTTGTTGCACTTGGCGTGATTGTGATTGTGGTTTCTTCGTTAAGGAACGGACCGTTTAAAACCGGAACATCGGTAATCGTCCAAGATGTATGACCAGTCCTTGATAGTTTTTGCGGATGGTGACGGCCATCTACTAGGTACATTACGTCGTTTGACTGAACATATTTGATGTTCAACAAATCTTGTTCTTCGTACACGGATGAAATCTCATAAGCAGCCATGCCACTTTGGATTTGTCCGTAGTTTCGATAAAAACGAATGTATTGATTGCCAAATTCAAGGATGTAGGCTTGTTCAGTGTTAAACTCAAACGGAACGATAATTGTTCGAACCGCACTATCTTTGACTTCCATCAAAAACTTTGTGCCTGCTCGCTTTACGGCACCGCCTTGTTTTTTTGATAAAATGTTTTCCTGTTTCTCAAGTGCCTTTCCGTATGCCGCGAAATCAGTACGACCAAACAAGTCAGGGCTAAACTCACCGCCTACGAAACCATTTTGGATACTGCGAAAAGAGACCATTTAATGGCTCCATGGACTGAGCCATGTCTCTAGTCCGCTGTTCGGTGTGCTTCCTTCCATTCCGTCTACTGAAATTGCGAGACGTAGTTTTTCCTCATACAAAGCCCAAAGTGCTTGGGCGTCTGTTTTTGCATCGGTTAGTGATTTGGCAATGTCCGCTGCAAGTCGTGCTGAAATAGCCTCACTTAGAAGGACATCAAATCTGTTGGGGTCTGTAATTAGGCCGACGTAAATGAGATTTATCGAAGCATCGTTCGATAGAATTTTGTCACCTTCAACAACGTAATCAGATGTTGCGTTATAAAGGCCAACAACTCTCAGGCATTTCGGGTTCGTTGGTAATTGAAACTGGTATGACCATTCGAACGCTGGGGCCTGACTGAGAGGCGCAAGGCGTTTACGTTCGATTGCACAATTCCAAACGTGGTCACGGAGAACCGATTCAACACTCTTGGGATAATTTGCTTTAACGACACGGGCTTGAACAGAGTTATCGTCTAATGAAATGATTGGGTTGTTTACACCAGCAAAAATCAAAGCACGTTTACAAATCTTGACAATTGAATTTGAAGCCATCGCTCCTCCATAGTTGTTAGTTGTATTTATGAAAAAAGGGACCGCGTGTTACGCGATCCCTTCAATCAGGACTCAATTTAAAAATTTAGTCTTCAAGCACAGTCACCAAAACCTTGACGGTTCCAGTGATGGCGTCGGTTGCAGTTACTGCTGTAATGCGGTCACCGGCTGTAACAGCCAGTCCCACGTTATCAATTGATCCAGCCGCTTTCATATCTGCATAAGCCGCTGCACCAGAGATATCCAACGCACTGTGGACTGTGGTCGTATCAACTTTGAAGTCGATAGTTGCAGTAGTGCCGCCGAGGTTGTCAGACCAAACTTGGAAATCAACCAAGGTGCCATCGTTTCGGAGTGCACCAAAATCGAGGACTGAATCGGCCGCAACAGCAGCCGCTTCGTATGTGTCAAAATATGAACGAAGTTTTCCGCCCTTCTGGCCTCCAGTAATGAAGTTGTTTCCAGCACGAGCCTTCGTTTCGTTAACGCCGTAAAATGTAGCCATTATTATCTACTCCTGTTTGTTTGTTTGATTAGCCTTCGTTGCAAAGGATTTTAACGACGCTTGCTTCTTCCAAACGAACAGCACCGGCTTCTCTACGAATGTAAAGTTGCAAGTTGTAGTTCTTGTCTGGGCGCTGGTCGATACGTGAGAACACTTCGCCGTCCTTAATATTGGTTGATGCGATGACACCATCTTCCTGCCATGCAACTACGTCGCGGTAGGTGCTGGTCGTAATCAACGGGGTCCAGTGGAACTTAAAGCCCATAAAGGTATCGACTTCGCCGTTAACCAATGCACGAACAGCGGCATAATCAGTACTTGTTACCTGGGTAATACCAAGCAACGCAGCCTTCTGTGCCGGGTGTGCTGCAATGTGACGACCGAAAGAAGGAACACTCAACGTGTCCATAAGTTCAGCAGCCTTAATCAACTTAGCCACGGTTAGGTTGGTGTTACCGGCGCCGCCTTCATTAACTGCAACAATGTTCGTATCAGTCAAACCCTGGCCGAACGTGTAAGACGAAGTTCCGTCTTTTCCGCCGGTTGCGGTTCCCAACATTGCGGTATAAACCGCGATATCAAACTTACGGTTCAAAGCCATGATGCCTGATCTAATGAGGGACGAAGTTGGGTCCGTCATCATACGTGCAATGTCTTTGTGGTCGATCTGGGTGGACCAAACGTGAGGAGTAGTTGTTACTCGTCTACGGTTGTGTACTTGGGTGATGTTAGGCGTATCTTCGTATGACGCTGTTGATTCAACCGCTTCGGTTGCACCGTAATACTGGAAATATTCGCTTTCGCCGCTCTGTGTTTCTTTACGGCAGAAAGGGAAAATGTCTCCGCCCATGTTCTGAGACGCAGTACCGATATTGTCTTCATATTCTGCTGTCCAAAAAGTGTTAGGTGTAGTCATGGATGTTCGCTCCAATTTTTGTTTGTTAAAAGTTTTTTATTTGTGCGAACTGGTGCCCGGTACGTTGACCGGAAGTTCATTAGCAATCACGTTTGCTTTAACGGCATGACACACACGCTTGACGACATGACTACATGTTTCGGTGGGAGCGAATAACGCTGTATCCCAAAAAAGAGACGGCCCAAACGGACCGCCTCTCTTGGAAAGTTAAATGTCCAACGATATTTATGTTACGAGTTCAATTTTTGCATCTTTTGGTATCTTTCGCTCATAAGTCGGACTTCCTGTTGGTGATCAGGGTGTTTTGCAATGTTAAACGGGTGTTCCCTGTTCTTACGGATTTCGTCAATTTCCTTACGAATGTCCGTCGCTGATTCAAATTCCGCAGCGCCTTCTGTGCCGATTGAATCTTCCAATGTCATTTTGCCGACCTTGTTCATTAAGCGAACGAACATCGGTTCATCGGCCAAACCTGTTTGAACAAAATACTCCGCATCCTCGCCACCAAACTTACGGATGGCGTCATAGGCTAGTTGCTTCTGTGCTTCGTAGTTGTTGCCCCACTCTTTACGAAGTGTGGTTTCCTGCTGCTTCAAAATTTTGTTCGCGCTCTCGATGTAATTCTGTTCGGCTTGAGTTTGCGCTTCATTCCACCATTCTTCGATTACAGATAATTGCTGTTGGTTAATTCCGGCTTTGTGAGCAATTGGGGAAAATGACTTAACAAGGTTTTCGTCAATTGGTTTGCCTTCAATGCCTTTGAATGTGTATCCGTCTGGATTTTCGGGACGGCCTAAACGGGCATACACTTCGTCCCATACTTCCGGTCCTGACTTTTCAGTCGGAACTGGAATGCGGTCATAACCAATAACCTTATCGGCATTGAGTTTGCCCCGAGCCAGGTCTTCGGGTGTTTTGTATTTTGTGATGCTTGGATTGTCTCTTAGGTCTTCCGGTAGTGTGGAATACCAGGGTGCGCTTT